TTAACAGTCTTTACTAATTTATTCATTGATAATTTCCTTTACCTTTTTAAGAATTTGATTCATATTGAAATATACTGTGTCTGCCTCAACTTTAACACAAGTAGGAATCTCTTGATTATTATAGGCTTCTACTATATCGTCATGGTCTTTCTTATATTGAGCTTCTAATGTATCTATCAAATCAGATAATGCACACAATTTATCAATTGCAGAGATTTCCTTATCTTCATCTTCAATGACTAACAGATTACCTGATTCTACAAACTCTTCTGCTGTTTCTTCATCCATACACATATAACGTGAACACTTCTCATTATCGTTTTCAATTGTCATACTGAATTCATACAAGTTAGTATCCTCATTATAAGTAAGCATATCACCTTTTTGTGCAGATGCAAATTCTTTAATTACTTTATAGTTCTTCATAATAATTATTATTTAGTTGTTTAATAGTTGTTACATATACCTAAACGGTAAATGTTAAAATAGTATCTATTCTTTAACATTTGTTAACTTATATTTAAGTAATGACATGAAAAAAGGCTAGATCCGCAGACCTAGCCCCACAACAACTATTAATACGCATTAATATTTAGTCTTTTCTTGCTATAATATCATAAGGTTTAACTAACTGACTGTCCTTGAATAAGTCAAAGTCTTTAGCAAATTTCTTATTAAATACTATTGTATCTCCTACTTTAAAGTCTGTTATATTTAGACTTTCTGGAATAGCAAGTACAATTCCTAATCTCCACTCTGACTCTACTTCTTTTACTTCAGTCTTAGTCTCAAACTTCTCATAACCATCAACATCTTTTTCACCTGTACCAACTGCTTCGGTTATTTCTTTCTTTAACTTAATAGGTTCAAGAGGTTTAACTAATACATCTTTCAGAGGAGTATAACCAATTCCATTAATTACTGTTTCTAGTACTTTATCTTCCATAATATTCTTATTTATATTCTATAACGTATTATTTGTTGTTTTGTTTCTTTAATCTCAATATATTTCCGCCATTAGAACAGCAGTATCTCCTAGCTAAAGTAGGACAATTTTTATCTAAGTAATAGCATCCATCACAACTACCTATAGGATTAGACTCTACTATTTGTTATCTATTGTTACTGGCATTCTATTCTTTACTATCTTTGCTAATTCCTAGTCGTTCAAAGTCATTACATTATTCTTTATTCTTTTTTATATTTCTTAAGTATAAATCCTTGAGTACATAAGGCGGTAATTCTAGAAGGGCAATAGCAATTGTATAAATCACAACCTTGACACATACCTTTTATTTCATTCTCTACTAAAGTATAAGGCTTATTACCAAAATATACTTTCTTACCTAAGTAAGCGACTTCCTTAACTTGTTGTTGTTTATTCATAATATAAATATCTAAAGTAGGAGACTATAATCAGTCTATACTGTCTTAGACTGTCTTTAACTGTTATAGACAGTAACGTATAAACTCTTATAAAAGTTTCTTTTATGATAAGCTTTTTAACATTTGTTAAGAACAATTATAGCTATTTAATAGCTAATTTTTAACATTATTTATGAATTAATTTATATAATTCATCGGCTAACTTCTTAGCATCTGGATGAGCTGCACCACTACAACGTAACTTAAAGAAACCTTCCCAATCGCTCTCAAAGCCTGTCATTACTAATTCTGTCTTAGTTGCATTAGGTAGTACTCCACGAGCTTCTTGAGGCTTTAAACCCTTATTTATTAGCAATCTATATTGCATCCCTGCATTGTTCAAACACCATAAAAAGTTATCTGCTACACCATTATCTGAAGGTAACTGGATCTTCATATTATCAATATCACACCAATCTCCATCCCAATACGTGTAATCACCAGTAGGTATATCTAACCAAGTAGGCTTAATAAAAGTAAGTTCATTATTAAATTTATCCTTACTATAGTTACAGTATCTTTGAGACTCTTGTGCAAAGCTAAATACTCTGTGTCTAACAAATTCGTGACTTACTCCTCTATCACATATGAATTTAGCTGTAATACGTTTTTCATGATGCTCTGTAGGTTCTACTTGATACTGCAATAATTCTTTTAAGTTATTTTCTATTAATACTCTAAGATTAGTAGTAATATACGCTTTGTAACTGATCGTGTAATTACCTTCTGTGAGTACTTCGTAGGGTACTAGATTTACCTTAGTATATGGGTTACTTTGTATCTTACTGAGATTCGGGTCTTCTCCATCTATAGTAAGATAAAT